GGCGTGCAGATAATGCAACTGGTGGTATTTTAAGCGCAGGATTAGATAGCGTAAAAACTTTGGCAAAAAATATTGATCCAAATGTAGGCATCAGAACAATTAAGAGAATTGCTGATACTGTTGCTCTGTATATGCCTGATGGTTTAAAATTCAATTATCAACAAGAATACAATAGTAGTTTAGCTCTAGGCAATAGCGGTCTTCAAGCTTTGGGTAGTTATGCTAGTTCTGCAATTGACACATATAAGAATGGTGGCGGCGTAAACGGTCAAATCAATAATGCAGCACCTTTCCTTTTTAACTTTCTTGCAAATAAACTTGGTGATGTAGGTAAAGTTCTTTTCACTGCTGGTAGTGGTGGTATGGTACAGAATCCTATGAGAGAAATTTTATATTCTTCTCCAGGGTTCAGACAATTTCGTTTTGATTTTTTGATGACACCTAGAGATGAAAAAGAAGCTGTAGAAGTTCAGAATATTATTGATAAATTAAGATTTCATCAGGCACCAGAAATAATTGCTGGATCTGGTGGATTCTTCATGTATCCTCCTTCTGAATTTGATATATCTTTTTATTACAATGGTACAGAGAATCCAAACATACCAAAGATTTCAACATGCGTTTTGACTAACATAGAAACGGATTATGCACCTAACGGATTTGCAGCCTATGAGGTTGAAAGAGAACGCACACCAACAATGGGTAGAACAGGTATGCCTGTTGCAATCCGTTTAGGTCTATCGTTTATGGAAACAGAATACATTGTTAAAGGTAGTCCTTTACTTTCAAATTCTCAATTAAATTCTCAATTTGATGCCGAACGAAAAGTAGCAGCAAACTTTATAGATTTCTAGAATTGAATATATCTGGATATTAACTATGTCAAAATATTTTATAAATTTTCCTAAAACAATCTATAGCCTAGAAGATAAGATTATAGGTGTAGATACTGTTACAAATATTGTTTCTCGTTTTTCAATGGAACAAGCATTTAAAAGTAACAGTTCTGTGTATGAAAAATACAACATCCAAGATAGTGATACACCAGAAATTATTGCTGCAAAATATTACGACCAACCAGAAAGACATTGGTTGGTTCTTGCAATGAATGATATTGTTGATCCGCAGTATGATTGGCCACTTAATTACAGAACATTCATTAGTTATGTAACAGACAAGTATAGTGCAAATGCTTCAGTTGGTCAAACAGGATTAGAATGGGCACAAGGTCATACACACTCATATATTTTGGTTGAAACAAGAACTACTGTTGGTACACCAACATCTATTGAGAGTCGTGTTATTGTTGATGCAAATACCTACGCAAATACCGCTACTAGCACATCAACTGTAACTTTAAAGGATAACAACCAAGTAAAGATAGTAATATCTAAAGAAACTCAATCTTACTATGACTATGAAAATGAAGAGAACGAAAACAAAAGACAAATTAAACTTTTGAAAAAAGAATTTGCAGAGGTACTTGAACAAGAATTGATAGAAGTTTTTAATAGATGAGTTTAAATCTTAGACAACCTACCCAATTTACAGTAAAGAGTTTACAACTCATTACCAAATTTGGAAATAAAGATATTAGGGCAGTATACCAAGAACTGAACATATATGATAGTATGTTCATGCCTTGTATGCGTGGTAGTGTATTACTTTTAGATTCTGTTGGTTTAGCAGAAAAATTAACTCTTGATGGTAGTGAATATATTGAAATTGAAATTAGCAAATCTGATGAACCTTCATCATCACCTCTTACATTTAAAAAAACTTTTCGTATATACAAATTAAGTAAAAGAACAAGTTACAACCAAAATTCTGAACTCTTTGTTTTAGATTTTATTTCTGATGAGATGATATATTCATTACAGCAAAAAATAAGACAATCTTTTGTTGGCGAACATAGCCGTATAGCAGAAACGGTAATGAATCGGATATTGCAAATCAAAAGACCTCAACGTGTTGATATCACTAAAGGTATACACACAGTTATTATTCCTAACTTGTCACCGTTTGATACGATGAATTGGTTAACAAAGAGAGCAGTTAGTAAGGAAAACTTGCCTGATTTATTTTTCTTTGAAAACAAATACGGATATTATTTTGCATCATTATCTTCTCTAATAAGTGAGAAGCCAATTACAGACATACTATATGAACCTAAAAATATTTCTGATTCAAAAGGAAGAGATTTTTATGGTGCTAGAGATGTTGAAGCGGTAAGACAATTCAACCTATTAGAGAACATAAGTAACGGTGTATATTCTGGCACATTGATTACAATTGATCCTTTGACCAGAAAAAAGAACTATGTTAAGTTGGACTATAGTGACATTTATGGGCAACCTCAATCACACTTAAATAAAAATCCAAATTTTGTCGGTGGCAGAAATAAAATTGGATTAGATGCCTCACAGATGTATGACTCTAAAGTATCATTGTATCCAACATTTACCTCAAGAGATTCTAGTGGGTGGATACGAAAAAATGATATACAGACCGGCAAAATTATTGATGATACACACACTTATGTTTTTCAGAGAACGGCTATCATAACAAACTTACTGCAAACAATCTTGCATGTAAATCTTCCAGGAGATTTTGGATTTACTTCAGGTCTTACTGTCAATATGAAGATGCCTGTTAAAGGTGTTAAAGATCCAGATTTAGACCAAATGGACAGCACGTTAACTGCAAAATATATAATTACAGCTGCAAGACATATAATTAAAGGTGACAGACACGAAACAGTTTTAGAACTTGCAACAGATTCAACAAACAAAGCATTTTATAATGTAGGACCTGATTCGAAATTCTTAGGACCATTCTGATAATGGAAAATAAAAACTTTATAGGTAAAAACGGATTTATCTGGTGGGTTGGCATAATAGAGAATCGTGTCGATCCACTTACTGTTGGCCGTTGCCAAGTAAGAATTATTGGTTGGCATGAAGATGATCCAAAAATAGTTCCTACTAAAGATTTACCATGGGCACAAGCAATGATACCTTTAAATGATTCAAAACATTTTTCTTCACCTAGAGTGGGCGATTGGGTTGTTGGATTCTTTATGGACGGTGAACAAGCACAATTGCCTGTTATGATGGGTGTTTTACCTGGATTGAAGGCATAAGGAAAAATAAATGGCTGAAACTATAAAAGAAGTTCAAGCAAATGCTCTGTCAAATGTAACAGAAGTGGTGAGTCAAGCTGCAGCAGATAAGGCTGTTTCAGATAAGCAAGCAGAAATTGAAGGTTATAGAAAATTGCTTGCTGAACCTGGACAAACTAAACAAGATATAGCTAATTTAAATGGATTGCTAGATACTGCAATTACTTCTTACAAACAACTAGCTATAGCTTCAGGTTTAAGTAATTCTGTCATTGAAAATTTTGTAGATGGTAGAAACCTTGCATCAGGAGGCATAGAAGTTATTATAGTTGCGGAGCGAGCTATTGTAGTTGAAAGTAGAGAAGTAAATCCACCTATTTGTGCTGATGCACCACAATCTGGACAACCATCAAATGTTCCTGGTACTTGTTACGGTATCACACCTTCAATCATCACTCTTACAAACAACAACAGAGAACACGTTTGCGATTTTATTCTTGAATTAAAAAAGAATTTTGAATTGGGAAAATATATCAAGGCCGTTGCAAATGTAATACGAGAAGCTCTTAAGTGGATTCTAAAACAAATATCTTTTGGTGACCCATCTGGAGAGATAACAAAAATAGCTAATCTATTAAGAAGTTATGCAGCAGAATTAAGAAGAATTCAAAAAGAAGTTATAAAACCAATTATTGAATTTGAAAAAGTTGTTCTAGCGTATGTTACAAAACTTCGTGCTATCATTCAATGGGTATTAAGTTTACCAGTTATATTAGCAAAGTTACTTGCTGGTTGTTTGTATCGTTTATTGAAATTGATTGCAAGTATTTTTGTAGATTTATGGAAACAAGCAACAACAGGTTTAGTTGATGAAGTTAATGCTGAAAAATTAGCAGCAGATGAAGCTGCAGGCATCATGGGACCAACAGCAGATTTTAATGTGTTAGTTGATGCTGCTAAAGATGCTGTTTCAGCTACAGGTGATATTATAAGTGCAACTTCTCAAGCTGTAGCATTAGCTGTTGCAATTCCTACATCATTAACAGTTGGACTGTTAGTTCCAGTTACAAAGGCAGAATTAGATGCTGCAAACAATACTATAAAAGCATATAATACAGCAAATCCTGCTGTTGCTGAAATAACAGATTCTGTAACTTTAGGTGGGACAAATAAATTGGCAAGTTGGGGAGCTCCTACTACCGCAGAGACAACTGCATACATTGCACGAGCTATTAAACCTGCATTCTGAAAGTAAATTATGGCAATCTATTCATTAAACACTATACCAAATCTTGACATTGACTCTGGTTGGACAGAGCCAGAATCTGCCTCAAACGCAAATTTTAAACCGCTTTATCCATACAACGATGCAAAGCAGACCGAGTCTGGTCATTTATTTGAAATGGATGATACACCTGATAGAGAAAGAATTCGTCTACAACACGGAAAGAAACTAACATTTCTTGAGATGCATCCAAACGGTGACCAGGTACATAAAGTATTCGGTGATGATTATGAGATAACAATTAAAGACAAGTTTGTTCGTGTTAAAGGTAAGTGTACCATTGAAGTTTTAGGTGATTACAATTTAAAAGTTAATGGTGACTACAACCTGCAAGTTAACGGTGACTACAATTTGCAGGTTGCTGGAAAAACAAATGTTAGGTCTGCTGACGATATAAATTTGTCAAGTGATAATGATATTCAGATTGCTGCTTCTGAAGATGAATTAAAATTTGGAGCAATAAGACTATCAGCATATAGAGAAGTGTTTATCTCTTCAGAACTTAATGTATCTGGATCTGGATGGATTGGTGGTGCATTAACTGTTGAAACAAGACTTGATGCAAAAGTTGGTGTAAGTGCAGGGCATTTTGGTTTTGTTTCTGTAGATGGTGGTTTATCATTAGGTGTTCCTGTTGCAGTTCCTGGAACAGTTATAGCTACTAAAAGTGGTCTTTTTGGTTTTAGTGTAACGACACCATTTCTAACTTCAATTGTCAGCACAAACATATTAGGTGTTTCTGTAGGTTTTTATGATTTACTAAATTGGGCAATTCAATACACAACACACCTACATGGAGGTGTTATGGGTGGTCCTGGAACTACTCAAATACCTACTCAAACACCAATAATGACCTGTTAATATATTATGGAGAAAAAATAATGGCAAATTATGGAATTTACACAAGATTAGGTTACAATTTTGATGATACAAATTTAGGCATCATCAACTTATCGGATGAAGCAAAGGCTCATCTAAATTCAACACCTGATTTGATGAAAGATTGGCAGAAAAGAGATATTGCAGATAGTAACACCAGTGGATATGTAAAAAATCCTATGGCAGATTTATATTCTGCATTGTTTATTCATTGCAATACGATGTATAATATTGCAAACAATGACCCCGCAAACACTTGGGTGAGTTATGCCGCTGCAAACACTATCTTATCTAATACAAGTAGTTTGATGATTTCATTGAATTTGTTTAAGAGACATACTGATAATATTTCTGGTGTTGCAGATATGACACAAGGTGGGTCTTTGGCTGGACAGTTTCCATACAGAAAAACTGCAGCAGGTATTGGTAAACTATTGACTTATATCACTCACGAATCTGATGGCATAATGAATGCTTCACCAATGTTGGGTCACTTCACCAGTTTTTTCATTCCTGATGAATTGGCGGCTAATAATGTTATACTTGCGGCTGACAATGTAACAGTTAATATTGCAGCTTCATCAGGTATTTGCAATTTGACTCCAGCTCAAGCAAATACCATTTCTACACATTTGATTAATGCAAACACTTTGATAGAAACCAGAAGAAACCACGACATAAATTTCTTTAGAAATTCACTGTCCGTTATTGCAGACTACGGAAAAACACAAGAATTTTCTAATCTTGGAGAGATTGAACACAATCTAGCCAATAATTATATTGGCACCGACAAGTTACTCTCTAGAATTAACTCATAAATAAAGCATGGCAACCGTAACCACAGACATAGTTAGAGAATTTAAAGACCTGGATCTGAATTTTAACATTCATCCAGTCAAAAAAGACATTAACCGAAACCTCGGTGCAATGTCGGTTATCAATTCCGTGAAGAATTTGATACTGACAAACCATTATGAGAAGCCATTCCGACCAGAGATTGGATCTAATGTCCGTAGGTTGTTGTTTGAAAATCTTGATGTTGTTACTGCGACAACCATAAGAAACGAAATACAACGAATGATTGAGAACTATGAACCTAGGGCCAGTATCATAAACCTTAAGGTTAATGCAGATTTCGATAACAATGGGTTCAAAGTTTATATGGAATTTTATATTGTGAATCAAACTTCGCCCGTCACAATTAATTTCTTCCTTGAACGGATTCGATAGATGGCTAACGCTCGTTTACAAATTACAGACCTTGATTTTGACCAAATCAAGAACAATCTAAAGTCTTACCTACAACAACAGTCAGAGTTTACCGACTACGATTTTGAAGGTTCAAGTCTTGGTGTTCTATTAGATATTCTCGCATACAACACTCATTACAATGCCTATTATCTGAATATGGTGGCAAATGAGGCTTTCCTTGACACCGCGATGTTGCGTGATTCTGTTGTGTCTCATGCAAAGACATTAAATTACATTCCATATTCATACTCTGCACCAAGAGCAATCACTACAATCACAGTTGAAACAAACGATACAACACCGGGAACACTAACTCTTTCTAGAGGTCAGACATTTTCATCAAACTTGATTGATAATATGTCATACAATTTTACTACTCTACAAGACTATACAGTAACAAAATCTAACACTCAGTTTGTATTTGAAAATGTAAGTCTGTATGAAGGTAGACTGGTTAACTACAACTTTTCGTTTACTCGTAACTCAAATCCAAAATCTATATTTCAGTTACCCGATAACAATATCGACACCAATACTCTGTATGTTACCGTGACAGATAATGTTGGTAACACCGCAACTCAAGTATACAACCATGTTAGTGATGTATTAGATGTAGACCCAACAACAAATGCTTATTTCATACAAGAAGCCAGAAATGGCAACTATGAGATTTACTTTGGTGATGGTGTTATTGCTAAACAACTTGTTGATGGTTCAACAGTTTCAGTTAGTTACTTGATTACTAACGGCACTACTGCAAACAAAGCCAATGGTTTTGTACCTGACGGTCCTATTGGAATTTATAGTATCGTTGATGTTGTAGTTAATGACATTGCTGCTGGTGGTGCAATTCGTGAACCAGTAGATTCAGTAAAGTATTCTGCTGCAGCACAGTATGCAACTCAAAATCGTCTAGTAACATTTAAAGATTATGAAACATACATTCGTTCAAAGTACCCAAGCATTGATTCTCTATCTGTTTGGGGTGGCGAGACTGATATACCGCCAGTATATGGCAAAGTTTATATCTCTCTGAAACCAAAGACTAACTATTTCATTTCAGAGACAGAAAAACAAAGAATCATAACTGATATTATTAATCCAAAATCTATTGTAGCCGTTCAGTCAGAGATTCGTGATCCAGAGTATTTGTATTTGATTGTTGAAACATCTGTTCAGTATGATCCTAAAAAGACCACGCTAAAAGAAGATGCAATCAAAACAAACATTCGCAATTCTATTTTAAGTTACCGTGACACCAATCTAAACAGGTTTGGTGCGAGTTTTGTTCTATCAAAACTTCAAGAAGCTGTTGATACTACCGATACCAACTCAATTATTGGTTCGGAAGCAACTGTTCGTGTTCAACGCCGTTTTGAACCAAACATCGGCAACTCAGCCAGTTACACAGTTAAGTTTAATGTACCTATTCATCGCGGAACAATTACCAACAAACTGAAGTCAACAGAATTTGATGTTTTTGATACATCAGGTGTTCGTAGAACAGCACAGTTTGATGAAGCACCACAATCTTATACAGGCATTTCAGAGATTTTGGTAACTAACCCTGGTGTTGGTTATACAACTGCACCAACAGTTACTATCTCTGGTGACGGATCAAATGCAACAGCTGAAGCGGTGATTGTTAACGGAAGAATTCAGAAAATTCTTGTTACAAATCGAGGCATCGAATATACACAAGCAACCGTGAGTATCACCGGCGGTAACGGTTACGGTGCAGAAGCTCTTGTTGTTGTTGATGCAAAAGTTGGTGTTCTAAGAACAATCTATTACGATTCACTTGCACAGAGACAAATTATTAATGCTAATGCAGGTACTATTGAATATGATAATGGTATTGTAAACATCAACGACATACGATTCTTGTCTGTAAGCTCTTCAGACAATTTAGTTCAATTGACTATCGAGGCAGAAAAAGGCATCATACAGTCAATCAGAAATACCATTTTGACAATCGACCAAGATGATCCAGTTTCAATCGTTACAACATTGACACAGTATAGCAGCTGATAATGTCTGACAAAAAAACATCGTTACTGATTAATCGTCAGGTACCAGAATTTGTTCGTGACGAATACCCTAAGTTTGTCACCTTTCTTGAAGCTTACTATGAGTTTCTAGAAAACAAACAGACTGGCAAGAAAAACGATTTAATAGTAAAGTCTAAAGACCTACGTTACCTATCAGACGTAGATTATTCTATAGACCAATTTGAGGATCAATTCCTTAACACCTTTGCTTCGTTATTGCCAAAAGATATTAGTGTAGATAAGGCACTAATGATTAAGAAACTTTTGCCTTTGTATCTGGCAAAAGGAAACGAAAAATCTTTCAAACTACTTTTCAGAATTTTGTTTGATGAAGAAGTTGAAGTCATTCAACCAAAGAGTAATGTTCTCCGTACTTCTGACGGAAAGTGGTTGATTGAAAAAGCATTCCGTATTTCACAAGGCGTTTACAGTACCTATACTGCAAACGGCAACACATCTTCTAGTGCTACTGCATCAGGTAACACAGTTTTTCAAATGGCTCAGATTGCAGGTTTAGATGATATTTCAGTTTATGTTAATAACACTCTGCAAACAACAGGTTATAAAGTTCGCCGTGAATCAAAGAAAGTTCTATTTGATACAGCGCCCTCTGCAAATTCTCAAGTTAAAATTCTATACAACAATTTTAACTATGCATCATTAGAGAATAGAAAATTAACCGGATCTACATCAGGCGCATATGCTATCGTTGAGAGAGTTGCACAAAAAACTATTAATGAAAAATCAGCGTTTGAATTATATGTAAATGATAAGACACTTGTTGGTACTTTCAGTAACGGCGAAAACGGTGTATTGAACATTATTGGTGACAATAATGAATTGATAACTATACAAGTTTTAGGTCTATCTACATTATCAACAATTACTATCACAGACGGTGGTGCAAGTTATAATGTAGGTGATCCGGTTACAATCACCGGCGGTGGTGCAACAGAACTTGGTGAAGCAATTATTTCAGAAGTATTCTCTGGTTTTATTAACCAAGTGCGTGTTCTTGCCGGCGGCGCAGGATTTAAAGTTGGCTCAAATGTCAATGTTGTTGGTGCAACAGCAAATGCATCATTGGTTCTTGCAATTGACGGTGTTGATGTTTCTGGTGCAAATACTGCAAATACATTTGTTGTTGATACGACAAGAATTGCTAACTATGAATCAATAACTATTAATGCAGCTGACTACGGATTTCCTAACACTTCTATATCAGAAAATGTGCAGTCACGAATCATAGATGCATTGGCTTTCTCAAACGTGGTAAGTATTGGCCCAATTACCAATGTATCAGTTTTGTTTGCTAATGCAATTTTTTCTACCGTGCCAACTGTTGATGCTGACTCAGCACCATTTGTTAACGGCGCAGCAGAAGAACAACATGTTCTATCAACTCGTTCACTAGGAAGAATAACCATATATGATGGCGGTGATGGTTATAGAATAGGTGATGAACTTCTGTTTATCAATCCAGGTAATATGAATTTTGGATTTGGTGCGGCCGCAGCTGTTAAGAATGTTTCTTCTACTGGTGCAATTACTCAGGTAGAGTTACAACCACCTCGCATCACAGGTATTGCAAACACTTATGGAAATACGAATGTAACCGTCTTAGGTGTAAATACCTATTTCTTAGATGAGTTGCGTGTTGGTGATCGAATCATAATTAATAATGAATCACGATATATCAATACAATCACTTCTAATACATCACTCAATGTCAATGTAAATTTCAACTATACAACAACCGGTGGCGGTAAGAAAATTGGCCTGTATGGTGCATTGCCTGTAGGTGGTGTAAACTACGAAGAATTGAGATTACCAACAATCAATGTTTCTTCTGTTGTAGGTGCAAATGCAAACTTGGCAGTAACTGCATTGATGGGTAGCGGAGAAAATCTATTCTCGACTGCTGACCAAGACCCTGGTGCAATTCTAAAAATCAGAGTTACAAATGCTGGTTCAGGTTATCAATCACCTCCAACAATTGACCTATCACAGAAAGGTGATGGAACTGCAACCGCAAACGCACAGGTTGAACCAAGTTACGTTACATTCCCTGGTCGTTGGACTACCTCAGACAGTATTCTATCTGCATCAGAGAGAGTTATACAAGGTAGAGACTACTATGTTGACTATGCATATGTCTTGTCTTCAAAAGTAGAATTTGCCAAGTTTAAAGAGTTGTTCAAAAGTTTGGTTCACCCAGCAGGTTTTGTTGAGTATGCTGAATACAAAATTGATAAAATTGTTGAGGCTAACAACTTATCTACCATTGGATACTCAAGCAATGTTATTTCTGGAACCGTAAATGTAAATAACAGCATCTATGTGACTGGTAGTAACACTCTGTTTAATACTGCATATGCCAATAGCACTATTACTATTGGAACACAAATTGCAGTTGGTTCAGAAGTTAGAACAATCAATAGTATATACAGTAATACTACACTAACAGTTTCGTCTGCATTTACTCAAATTGCAAACGGTCAAGAACTTGTAATCGTTACATAAATAAAGAATTACTATGGCTACTTCATACACATCTAAAAAACTCTCGTTCAATAACGCAGAGCAATTCAAAGAATCTTTTGCCGAACCGCAACCAACAGTCGGTTACTTGTTCATTGGCAATCATGTTCCCTATGCAAACGAAGCCTCACCAGACTCTATCGTAGATTCAACATCTGATGAGAAAACTGTTTGGGACAATATGTTTGCAGCAAAGAAAATTACAGGTAACGATGTTGAGTTGGTTGTTCCGCGTGTAACTTGGACTGTAAACAGCCGATATAAACAGTTTGATGATAAGATTTCAACCGGTGATTTGTTGGCCGCCGATATTGGTGCTGGTGGCAACAGTAATCCAATGTATATTATGACTAGCGGAAGAAATGTCTATAAGTGTCTGTCAAATAATGCAAATGCCGTTTCTACCGTTGAACCTTCAGGTGACTATAGTACCGCAAACGGTACAATTCGTACCGCAGACGGATTTATCTGGAAATACCTATACAATGTCAAACCTTCAAATAAGTTTTTGACTTCTGCATGGATGCCAGCACCAACTTCTACTTCAAAACTTGACTATAATGTTAGTTCAACAAGTGTGATTGACGGTGGAGTTAGTTCAATTATTGTTATTAATGGTGGTACAGGTTATGCAAATCCAACAATAAGTGCAACAGCTTTTGGTACTGGTGTAACAACAATTGCATTGGCCAATACAACCAATGTTGCTGCAAATATGAAAGTGACTGGTACTGGAATTGCAACAGGAACTCTAGTTTCTACTGTAAATACAATTCTAAACATCATCACAATATCTTCTGCAACCTCTGGAAATGGTGGTGGTACTGGTAATAACTTAACTTTTACTACTAGAGTTTACATCAACGGTGACGGTTCAGGTCTAGCCGCCAGCGCCAATATCGTAAATAGTGCAGTTTCTAAAGTTACTGTTGATGTTGACGGTACTGGATACTCATATGCAAATGCAGTAATTTACGGTTCAGGTACAAATGCAAATGTTAGGGTGGTTTTACCTCCAAAATTTGGTCACGGAATGAATCCAGCCAAAGAATTGAACGGTGCCAATGTTATGGTTTCTGAAAGAATTGGCCTGGTCGATTCAACAGAAAATGGATTAATTTCTTCTTCTACCTCAATAAGACAGTATGGTTTGTTGAGAGACCCGTATAAATATGGTTCGAATACAACAGTTTCAACTTCTAATGCAAATACAGTCATATCACAGACTGTCAATTTGACGATGGTTGCTGGTACCGCATTTACCCAAGATGAATTTGTATATCAGGGTAGTGCAGCAAATAGTGCGTATTTTTATGGTTTTGTTAACTCACAAACATCAAATGAGGTTCGCCTAACTAAGGTGAGAGGTACTGTAGTTGTTGGTGGTACTTTGATTGGTGCAACATCAGGTGTCAATAGAACAGTTGTTAAAAAGTATGATCCTGAATTTCAACCATATACTGGTGATATTGAGTATGCTGAAGATGTTACTAAGATTCAAAGAGCAGCCGGCCAAGCCGAAAATATCAAATTTGTTATCAGATTTTAAGGGAATTATTTAATGTCGTTAAATACCAATTTTAATGTCAATCCGTATTATGACGATTTTGACGAAGACAAAAAATTTCTTCGTCTATTGTTCAAACCAGGATATGCGGTACAGGCTCGCGAGCTAACACAGTTACAAACTCTGTTACAGAATCAAACCAGCCGTTTTGGTAATCATATTTTCAAGAACGGTTCTCTTGTAACTGGTGGACAAACATTTCTGCAAGATGCAACATACCTTAAATTAAATTCTGATTATGCCGGTACAGCCGTTTCGGTAAGTAATTTTAACGGTCTATCAATAACAAACTCTGATGGTTCAAAGCGCGGTGAAGTTATTGTTGTTTATGATGCCGATTCTGGAACAGGTGATCCTAAGACACTTTTAGTAAAGCAACTTTACGGTAACACATTCACCTCTGGCGAAACGATTCAAACAGTTCAAGCTGCACCAGCATTTGCAAATATTGCAACAACAGGTGTAGGAACAGGTCAAATCTTTTCTATTAGTGAAGGTGTGTTTTTCTATGATGGTTTCTTCATTAAAAATAGTTCTCAAAGTATTGCAACATCAAAGTATAGCAATGCAACAGCAAATGCAAGAATTGGTTTTGAAATAACCGAATCTGTTGTTGTATCTTCACAAGATACTTCATTGCTTGACCCGGCTCAAGATGCATCAAACTATCAGGCACCAGGTTCTGACCGTTACAAGGTTGATTTGGTTCTTGCAACACGAACATTAACTTCTACCGACACTTCTCAATTTATTGAATTGGCTCGTGTTGAAAATGGTGTATTAACTTTTGCAAATCAATATCCTCTATACTCAGTATTAGAAGACACACTTGCTCGTAGAACTTATGATGAATCTGGTAACTATACTGTTCGCCCATTTCAGTTATCACTAGAAACAAGTGCGGCAAATTCAGCAAAAGCAAATGTCATATTGTCTCCTGGTAAGGCTTATGTCTATGGTTATGAATATGAGACTATTGCACCAACGATAATTACTTTTGATAAACCAAGAACAACCGATAATGTAGTTGGTAAAAGAATTTCTGCTGATTATGGATACTATGTTTATGCAAACACAGCAAACGGATCATTGCCAATTGATACATTCTCAACCGTTGATTTGCATTGTGTTCCAAACTCAAGTATAAATGTTACTTCTACAGGAACAATTACCAATACGAAAATTGGTACCGCAAGAATTAAATCAATAGAGTTTGAAACTGCATCAAACACTTCAAATGCCGCAACATATGAGTTTAGAACTTATCTATTCGATATTAATGTAGGTTCAATCAACGGTGGAACTTG